AGCATCATGAATTTAAGCGCGTTTTTCCTCCCGTTTTCTAGGCCGCTTTCCACCTCCCAGTCGCTCTGGGCGTCGCTCGCGTATGGCACTTTATTGTTAATATCGAGGAAGGTTTTTGCGCCGACCTTATACATTCTGCCATCTCCCATACCCCGCCCGACGTGCCGCTTAATCCACATAGGGATGCGCTTCATCACGTCCTTGGTCGCTTTCTGCGTTGCTTCAATCCAGCCCGCTTTGACCATGCCGGCGTTTCTAGCCTTGCGCCTAGCGTATGCTTGCGCCTCGCTTTCGCTGATCTTATCCTCCCATCCCTTTCCGCTTACCTTGCGTATTCTCACGCGCCCCTTGCGCCTTTGGGCCTCATGCGCCGCCTCGATAGAGCTGCCCGCAAACGCGCCGACGTTGACGCCATAACGGACGTGGCGAATCTGCTCTTTAATGTTGTCCTCAAACTCCTTGCCCTTTTTGCCTGACATTCCATAAGGTCGGATTTTAGACGCAAGCGCCCGACCAGTAGATTCGGCAATCTGCTTAACGCCGTCACCTACTCCCCGCCCGACCATCTTCTCAAAGCGCTCAATCTCGCGCTTCATGCTGGCGTCGTTTAAGACTTGAGCGGTGATCTTCATTAGCGAGCCTGGTTGATGTCAGACAGGATGAAATGAGTTGCGACTGTGCCGGTCCGCACTTGGTAAATTCGGAATGACTCGCCGCCAACAGTGCAGCGCTTTTGAATCAGCGACTTCGGATTGGTAACGTCCTCGGTCTGGGCAACGGCAACGGCTTGGATGTCGCCCTCAAGCCCGCCAAATTCGCCCTCGAGCGCCTTCGTCTCGTCGTTCCAGACCACGTTAAAGGTCTGCCCGCTGCAAACCATAGTCTTAGTCCCGAGGATCGCGTCAATCGCGTCGTCGTTTGCCTTTAGGAAATCATCTACGCCCATACTTGGGCGGGCGTGTCAACAAAAGAACCCGCCCTAGCCTAAGCCGGGGCGGGTTGCACAATTCAAACCAATGAAACGTCAAGGTGCTTTTTTACCTGCCTTTTTAGCTGCTTTCTTGGCTGGCTCGGCCTTTTTGATGGCGCGTTTTCGCTTTGAATAGCCCGGGCGGATAAAGAGATAAACTTCGGCTTCCGAGTCCTTGTAGAAATCCAAGGCTTCGTCGGCGTCGAGGGTCAAGACTTCAAGGCTTGGCTTGCCGTCTTTAACGGAAATAACAAAGGATGGTTTAATCATGTCAGTAATTGGTAGGCTATAAGGCGCGGGGCCGAAACCCCGCGCCCTTAGCTTTTAGGATTAGGCGGTAACGACGCGGTGACCCATGCCGGTTCCCTTAGCAACGCCGTAGAGAAGACCAACGGAGTATTTAAGTTCACCAAGGGTGGCGTCATACCAGCGGCGGAATTGAACGGGGATGTTCAAGCCGGGAACGATCACGTTCTCAATTTCCACGCCAGCTTGAGCGGCAAGCTCAGCGTCCACAGCGCGACCAGCCATAAGCAGGGCGGACTTGTGGAATGCGAATGCGGCAAGGTTTTCGCCGTTGGCGTCGCACAGGTCGGATTCGTAAACGTCGAAACCGGCAACGCGGGGAACCATGCCTTCGGACTTCTCAGCAGTCATGCCGGGGATCTCGGCGCTGTTGAGGGTCTTAACCAGAGCGCCGTGGTGGGAAGGATCGGCCCAGAGGGTGCGACCAGACTTAGGAGCTTTAAGGGTGTCGGTCAGAGACACTGCAAGGTCAACCATGTCGTCGCGGTCGAAGTTGGCGGCGGTGATGGTCGAGCTAGTGGAGAAGTTAGCGGCAGTAACCAGGTTCCAGATGTCACCGAAAACCTTATCACCGAGCGACTGAACGGCAGGGGAGATGAAGGTTTCATTCAGGTGAATGCTGGACTTGCTGCGCTCGTCGTCCTTGAAGCCGTAGACGAAGCCGTAGAAGGTGTCCAGGTTTACAGTGGCGGCGGTCAGCGTGGTGTTCTGGCTGGTGTAGCCCGAGCTAAGATCCACAGCGGCTGGCTTGGTAGCGTAGCGAGTGGTAACGGAAGCGCCAGCTTGGGCGATGTCGTCCGAGAAGTCGGTGACGATGCCAGCAAGCGGAGCAAAGCAGGATTGAAGGTGCGGGAGAGTTTCCTCGGCGATTTGAGCCAAGTTAGCACCTGAGATGGTATTAGCCATGTTGGTATTAGGTTATAGGTTAGATTAGGACTTGATCGAAAGCACGTCCTTGTGTGCTTGGAAAAATGCGGAGCGCTCGGCGCCGGGTTTCATCTTGGCGAATTCTGCCTTGATGTCCTCAACGCTAAGTTCTTCGTCCTCGTTGAGAGCAACCGGGGCGGGGTGACCTTGAGCCGCGAGGATCTCAGAGGCGCGAGCCGAAACCTTTTCTTCGGTGATTTCGGCCTTTGCTTCAAGCTCCTCAACCTTCTCGGCGACTTCGGCTTTTTCTGCCTCGGCTTCTTCGGTCAGGGCGACGATCTTGCTTTCAAGGTCGGAAACTTTAGCTTCGAGATCGCAGTTAAGCGCTTCGGCAAGCTCTTTTTCGTTCTTGATTGCCTCAAGTTCGGTTGCGGCTTCTTGCAAAGCGGCCTCGGCTTGCTCGGCCTTGGCTTGGAATTCGGCAAGTTGCCCGTCGTGGCTTTCGATGGATGCCTCCAGCGCGGAAATACGCTCTAGGGCCTCATCGCTGGAGGGTTTGGTGATTCTATCGAGTATGCTCATACTATTATTTGGTTTTGTGTCAAAAGATTCGTCTGCGAAGCCCATCGAAATCGCTTCTTCGGCGCTCATCCAGGTTTCCTTTTTCATCATGTCGCGGACTTCTTCTTTCAGCAGCTTGGTCCGGTCGGCGTAGATGCCGGCGATCTCGTCCGAGATTGATTCAAGCAACTCGGCCTGTTGGCGGATTTGCTCGGCGTTGCCGCGAATGCCAGCGCTGGCTTCATGAATCATCATGCGTCCGCCGCGCTTCATCACGATCTTGTCTGCGGCCATAGCAATGACGGACGCCATCGAAGCGGCTAGGGTGATATAAGCGGTAACGTAGACGCCCCGCTCGCGGAGATCCATTAGCTCGTTGTATAGGACGTAGCCGTCGATAACGGAACCGCCCGGGCTGTGGATGTCGATGTCAAGCGTGTCAGCGGCATTCTCGATGCGGTTCGTAATCTCGCCGTCAATTAGGCCAGACTCGAAAGCTTGAGCGCCGAAAACCTTGCTGATTTCGTCAATTAGCGTGTCCATGCTGTCCTTGTGGACAACTTCATCGAGTTTGACCTTCGCGGCCTTGTTTTCAATCTGTAGAAATTGCATCGTTGTTGTCTGGTTGATCGTTAGGCGTAAGCATCGACATCTCGCGGTCGTCGATCTCAATGCCGTATTTTTCTTCTGCGGCCTTTTTAGCCATCTTTCTCATGGCGATGTCCTCGGCGCGTTCCATGTAATGCTCATCGGCTGATTTGCCGCGCATTTCCACAAGGTCGCAAAGGTTGGCTGCGCCCATCTTGTAATACATATCCAGTTCTTTAGCGGCTCTCCCGTCGTCGATTGTAAGCTTCGGCGGGGTGCTAAATGACCACTTCCACCAGTCGGCAGATTGCGGCAGGTCGCCGCGCTTCTGCGCCTTGGCGATAGAGTAACCGACTAGTCGCTTGGTAACGTAGAAAAGCAAATCTTGGCGGTCCTCAATCGCTCGCTGGGCAAGCGCGATCTCGGTCCTCTGCGCTGTGCCTCCACCCATAGCGTGGCCAGAATAAAACGCATAAGGCCAATTCAAGCCGGCATAGGCGGAGCGGAGTAATCGCTCGTGGAATTCCAAGAATGGGTTGCCCGGGCGATTGTTTACGATGGTATCAATCTTGCCGCCGCTGTTGCTCTTAAAGTATCGGACTGTCCCGCCGTCCATTGATTGGACGCTTACGCCGTTCTTGGCGCCAGACGTTCCCGAAAGCTCGGTAAACGGATCATCTGGGTCGGGTCCGCCGTGCTCGTTGTATTCGACCAAGCTGATGCTCGACATCTGGAGCATCGCCAAGCGTTCCCACTCGGTCGATTGGATCATATCGCGGCAGTCGTTGATGCAGTGAGTCAGGGCGGAAATACCGCGCCCCTGCATCTGCCATTCGGGGTCGTAAAGGTGAATAACATTCTGCGCCGGCAACCACTCGACTAGCTTTTGCTCTTGATCGACAAAGGCGTATTCTTTTGGCGCTCCGCTTGCGTAGTAGACAATGCCGTCGCGTAGGCGCCCGCCTCGCATTGGTCCGTCCTTCATCCCCTGCGGTGTAGCGATTCGGTGGCTCGGGATGCCTTGGTAGCGCGGGAATCCTTCTTTTGTCTCGGTAAGTAGGACAAATACCTCGCCGTCTACGTCAAGCGAGCTGGACCAAGTGAAAAGATTGGTCTTGAGATCGTGCATCCCGCCGCGGACGTCGCCAATCGGGTAAAACTTATCCCGGAGCCATGCCGAGGCGGTCGCGCCCCATTCCTTATCCATGCCGTCGTAATGCGGCACAAATGCGCGGCCAACCGCATACATCGAGCGCTGGTTGATCGCGTTTTTGATCGGCCCGAAATTGATGTAAATGCGGCGAGCGTGGGAAAGTAGCGTCTGCCGATCTTGCTCGGGGATAAGGTCGGAGATGTCCTTCCGCTCGGTTGGCTCCCAAGGGCGGTATTGGTCCCACTGCGCTGCCCTAGCTGCCCGCCAGGAAACCTTGCGCCCGAATTGGTCTAAGATCACGCCCATTGAATAAGCCTATCTGTCAAAATCTACCAAAACCTTTGGTCTGACTCGGGACGAATCCAACCTCGACCCATTCGCAAGCGCGGGTCAATGCGGCCAGTTCTTCTTGCGGACTTAGGCTGACCCCGCCGTTGATCGTCGTGCTGATGCCGTTCTTGCTTGCGCTCGTAATTTGCTGCAATCCTCCAGCGGTTAGGCTCGCGTCGCTTACCGCGTTGCGCCTTGCTTTTAGCTTTGACGCAAACTTGGGATCTTCAATCCCGCGCCTTGCCCAGTCTCTTGCCGTTTGAACCCAGTTAGCCATTAAATAGGCGGCGCGTGTCAAAGGGTTTACTTCTCAACGGCCTCCTGCGCGACTAGGACCTTGTAGAGACAGGCCGCGACGACCTGCATGACCTCGCAGTCCCATAAGTGGTTATTCGCCGCGCTTGCCTTCTTCTTGGAAACCCATCGCCAGACGCCAGGAGAAATCTCGTTCTTTTGCTCAGACTGCATTTGCGCGTGGTATTGCTTGGACGCGTCAACCGGGATGCCAAAGTTCTCCTCTCCCATCATAGCGGCAAGCCGATCCTTGCACAAAAGGTTGGAGAACTTGACGTAACGATAGACAAATCCCTCGGAATGATCGCTTCGCATAAAGTCGCTATGCACTCGACGATACCGCTTCTCGTTAATCTTCTTCATGTAACCTTCCCGCGCCTCCTCACCGCGTAGCAGGTTCCAAGGTCGCGTGTCCTCGGTGGTCTGCGACAATCGCGCCTCTTTAGCGACCTCCTCGGGCTTATATCCGCAGTCGATAAAGACAAATCGGTTCTCGATCCCGTATCGCTCCTGTAAATGGCGCAGGTTCTCGTAAGCATCCACGCGACCCTCCCATAGCAGCCGCGAGGCGCCGCCCATCTTCCAAGCTCGGATCACTGCCCAGAAGTGGCCTTTTTGGACGTCAACCGTCATGAATCGGAAATCCTCGCCTTCCCAAGCCTCGCCGTCGTGATGCTCCTTTTTTGAGTATGGATCTCCGTTGGTATTAAGCTCGGGCGTGTCGCTCGGCGGTTTCCAGAATTGGCAGAAGTCTTGGCAGACAATTTGCTCAAGCTTCTCGAGTTGACCTTGCTTCTTCTCCTCGTTGGCAATAATCCACTTCTTGATGACGTCTCGCCACTGGTAGCGCCAGACAGTCATGAACGTCGCCCGCAAAGTCATCCTTCCGGGGATGTGCTTATTACCATTCCAGACGGGGCGGCACTTCGCCCACTGCCGGCGGTTGTATTCGGTGTCCTCAAACTCGGACTTGCACGACGGGCAGACAAATCGAATCGTCTCGAAAATAGCGGGCCAGTCGAATTCCTCGTTGCCATCTCGAATTACCTTGAAATCAAAATTGCCAAAGTCGAAAACGTGGCCCTCGCCGCAATCAGGGCAGATATGCTCTAAGTCGTGCCACTTGCCGCTCGTCGCGTCCTGATGCCACTCGGTCCCCTCGACGCTCGCCTGGCTCAGTATGATTGACTTGCGATTCCAGCGCCCGTGGTGACGCGCTCTCAGGTAGCCGATTATCCCGAAATCCCAGCGCCAGGCTTCGTCTCCGCCGGTATTGACCATCGACTTCTCTTGGGTATCGGTCATATTCGCCGCGCCCGTAAATAAGTTCATATGCCGAAACATCGCTTGATCCTTCTTCCAGTTGTTGCGCTCGTTGCCCTTCGGGATGTAGCCCGACGTAATCGGCGATGCCTCTAAAACCTTACGAAGTCGGCTCGACATCCAGTCTTGGATCATGTCGCGGGTCTGGCCCAGGATAAGCGTGTCGCCCGGGTTGATCCCGATGATATACGTTGACCACGCCTCGAGCAGCGCAGACTTGCCGAATCCGACGCAAGCGATCACGTCAATCTCGTAGACGTTCCGATCCTCGATCCAGTCCCAAATATAAGCATGAGCCGGGACCGCCTCGGTGCTATACTTCGCCCCCTCGGGTGAGTTGGGCAAATAGACTAAATCATTAATTAGCTCTCGAAGCGGCTTTTCGGGCGGCGGTTTTACGCCTTCTTGGAAACCGCGGAGCCAAGGGGAATCAATCTCTTTCATTGCGGATCTTCATCAAGGTGTCGTAATTCGCTAAGTTGCTCAGGATTTCGCGGCTCCACTTGGCAAGCTCCTTTTCAACTTCTGCGCTATTCTTGCCAGCGAGTCTCGGCGTCAACTCGCCGCTCATCTTCTGCAAGATTGTCCTGACAAGCATCCCGGCCCGTTGTCCGTCCTTTGCCATATCCTCGTGGCTGACGTGCTTGCCGCGCTCGACCTCGAGCTTGTGTGCCGCTAGTTCCGCCTTGTAAAACTCATGGCGCTTTTTGATCTCGGCCATGTCCTCGTCCATCGGCTTGCCGCCTCTCGACTTAATCGCGGCCCGAGCCATTACCGCCTCCTCGTCGGTGATGTCGATGCCGTCATCATCGCGCCAGGCTCGCAAAGTCTTGCAGGTTACGCCGGCTTTCGCCGCCATATCCGCTTGGCTGATGTCTCCTATTTTCTCAGGCATCTAATCTTGGGTAGGTTAGTCAACTTTTGACCTCCCGCAAATGTTTTGCAGGGGTGGGCGGAAC